CGCGCTGGGCCGACGGCAAAGTCATCACGACGGCGCCGACGTGGACGCAGGTTCGCTACCAACTCTGGGGCGAAGTTCGCAAGGCCGCCGCCGGCGCGATCGTGCGGCTGCCCCATATCAACATGACCGACTTGCAAATCGGCGATGACAACTTCGCCCTGGGACTGAGCACGAACGAGGGGGTGCGATTTCAAGGCTTCCACGGCGGCCACCTGCTGATCGTCATGGACGAAGCCGCCGGCATCCGGCCGGACATCTGGGAGGCGATCGACTCGATGCAATCGGGCGGCGACGTTCGCGTGCTGGCGCTGGGCAACCCCACCGTGCCGAGCGGCCCGTTCTACGATGCGTTCACCAGCGAGCGCGACTCGTGGGCGACGTTCACGATCGACGCATTCGACACTCCGAATCTGGCCGGACTGACCGACCGCACGCTCGCCGAGCTGGACGAGGACGAAGTGACCGAAGCCGAGCGGCCCTACCTCATCACGCGCTGGTGGGCACGCGACCGGCTGCGGCGCTGGGGGCCGGAATCGCCGCGGTACAAGGCGCGCGTTCGTGGGCTGTTCCCCGACCAAGCCGAGGACGCGCTGATCGCTCTGAGCTGGGCCGAAGCCGCGGCGCAGCGCGACCCGCCGGAAGTGTTGCCAATCAAGCTGACGGCTGGGATCGACGTCGCCGGCCCCGGTGAGGATGAGACGGTGCTGTGCGTGCGGCGTGGGGCGCTCATGCTGGCGATGGAAGCGTTCGGTGACGCCGACGCTCGCGGCGTGGTGCTGGCTGCGCTGAAGCGGCACGGAGGCCCCGAGGCGTTCGAGTCGGTGAACGTCGACAGCATCGGGATCGGCTGGTACATGGCGCGGCACATCGAAGATGCGGGCTATCCCGTGGTCAACGTCAACGTGGGCGAAGCGGCTCGCAACCGGGACGAGTACGCTAATCTGCGAGCGGAAATGCACTGGGCGCTGCGCGACATCTTCGCCGACGGCGACATCGCGGGGCTGAAGGACGAGACGGCGATCTCACAAGTGACCAGCATCCGATACCGCCACACCCCACGCGGCCAAGTCCTGATTGAATCGAAGGACGACATGGCGAAGCGTGGCGTCCGATCGCCCGACCGCGCCGAGGCTTTGATGCTGGCGTACGCGCCGCCGCCGTTCGTCGTGTTCACGCTGCTCTGAGCCTGCCGGAGTCTGCCGCGCGCAAACTAGGGATAACATGACGAAGCTACGAATCTGGATCGCTCGCCGGTTGCTCGCCGTGGCCCTTTGGATCACGCCGCACGGCCAGCGTGCGTTCGTGTCGCGAGGCCGCGGCCGGCCGATGGTCACGCAGCCGAAGGTGCGGCCGCTTCGTCGCGGTGGCGAGTTGCATGTCACCATCAGGGCAACCGACCCGTTCCCACCGGGGAGCGGCCCCGCCCCTGAAGTGACGCCATGAACCGATTCACCAAAGCGATAACGGCGCCGGCACGCTTCGCCGCCAAAGGGTTTACGTGGCTGGGACGATCCAGCGGTGACGTGCTCGGGCTACTTCCGGGCGGTCGATTCAACTACGCCAGCCGCGTCGACCCGATGTCGAATTCGATCGTGGTCGCCGTCATCGGATGGTTCGGCCGCACGTTCCCCGAGGCGCCGCTGATCGTGCAGCACACCGACTCCCAAGGGAACCCGACGATCGAATCGGCGCATCAGGCGGTGCGACTCTTGCGCCGGCCGAACCCCTGGTATCACGGCGTCACGATGGTTTCGGCGGCAGCGATGGATTACGTTCTGACCGGCGAGGCCTTCTTGCGGAAGGTACGGTCGCTCGACGGCTCAAACGTGGTGCAGCTCTGGTGGGTGCCGTCGACCGTCATCACACCAAAGTGGCCGCTCGACGATCCGACCGTGTACATCAGCCACTTTGAACAGCGCGTGGGCGCGACCGTCGAAACGATCGACGTTGACGACATCGTGTATCTGCGCTGGATGCTTGACCCGGCCGATGCGAAGCGTGGAATGTCGCCCATGCGGGCGCTCACTCGCGAGATCTACACCGACGACGAATCGAGCCGTTTTACGGCCGCGGTGCTGCGGAACTTCGGTGCGCCCGGCGTCATCGTGGCGCCGAAGGAAGGCCGGGGCGTGGGCGCCGCCAGCCCCGAGCAAGTGGCCGACGCGAAGGCGCGATGGAAGGATTCGTTCAGCGGCGAGAACCGTGGCGAGCCGATGATCGCGACGGCGCCGACCGACGTTACTGTCGTGAGCTGGTCGCCGCGCCAGATGGATCTGAAATCGCTCCGGCGCATTCCCGAGGAACGCATCCCGGCGGCCTGGGGCTTGCCCGCGATCGTCGCCGGCATGGGCGCGGGGCTGGACCGCTCGACGTTCAGCAACATGGCTGAAGCTCGCGAGATGGCGTACGAGTCCAGCTTGATTCCCATTCAGCGCATGTTCGCGTCCGAACTGACGCGCGGCCTGCTCCCGGATTTCGACACGAGGCCCGAAGCTGAGATCGTCTTCGATTATCGAAACGTCCGCGTGCTGCAGGAGGACGAGAACCGCAAGGCCGAACGATGGGTGACGATGGTCGGCGGTCCGATCGCCATGCGGTCCGAGGGCCGCATAGCCCTGGGCCTGCCGGCGACGCCGCGTGATGAGGTCTACACGCTGCGATTCTCGACGGTCGAGGTCGGGCCTGGTGCGCCCGAGCCGGCGATCGAGCCCGAGCCGGTGAGCGCCAACGGCGCGACGTGAGCGTCAGCGACCCCGACGCCTGGCGGAAGTGGACGCGGCGCGAGCTGGTCGAGCTGACGCACATGCGCGCGCTGTACGACGCCGGCGCGTTCAGCGGCATCATGGACCGAGGGACGCACATCGGGATCGGCGACGTGACACCGGAAATGCGGAGCGCGGCCCAAGCGATTCTCGACGGGCTGCGGCGGCAAGTCGGCCGCCACGGTCGTGATTACACGCTCTAAGGCGCTCAGCCGCGCCCAAGCCCTCCGAGCCCTGGCCGCGATGGTGCGCGCCCAGGGCACTGAGCGGGATCGACTCTCTCGCGCGCTGCGGCGGTTCTTCACCCAACAGGCGGCGCGCGTCGTGAGCCGGTCCAACGCCGGCGGCCGCGGCGCGCTGGTGCTGCTCCCATTGCTTGAGGACGCGCTGCTAACGAACGTTACGGCGCCACACACGGTACGGATCGTGATTCGCATGGCGGACCTCACCGGCGATCTGGTCGGCTTGGATCCCATCACGGCCGACGACCCGCTAGTCGAACGGCTGAGCCGGCGGTCGGCCACGCGCGTCAAGCGCGTCAGCAACGTCACCCGCGGCGCGATCCGCCGCACGCTCGCCGATGGCCGGCGGCTGGGATTGTCGAATTACGAGATCGCCGAGGGCGGCACGACGCGCGTTCGGGAGCTGGGGTTCCGGCCGCTGCGCGACGTGGTGCGCGAAACGTACCGGGGCCGCGCGCAGACCATCGCGCGCTCTGAAATGGCCGTGGCATCGTCCCAGACGACGCACGATCGGTACGCCGAGGCCGGCGTGAAGCACGTCGACATCAGCGACGGGCCGGGCTGCGGGTGGACGTCGCACGAAGATCCCGACACGGCCGATGGCTCGCGCCGCACGTTGGCGGCCTACAACGCCTTCCCGGTGGCGCACCCGAACTGCGTCCGGCTCTCGCTGCCGGTGATCTAGTCGTGTCATGCAACGTGTCATCTCACGCGCCATGACGAACGTCCTGCGAGGCTCGCCGCTGGTCGATGATCCCGGCGCGGGCTGGCGTTGTCGGAGCTGCCGCAAGCTGATCGCCGAGCACATTCGGCCGCCCTATCGGATCGTCTGCGGCCGCTGCGGCGAGGTCCACGACACACGTCCACGGCCCCCCGTCTACTTGACGTCAGGGGTCGGCGCCACGTAGATTTCTACTAAGTGGCCCACCGCGCGCGGGCTGCCGGCGACGGTCGGCGGCTTTCGAGTGCCCCCAAGCGGCGCACCGGATGGCGCGTGGATACCAAGTTCCTCACGGCCCAGCTCGAACTCAAAGCGGAAGCCCCCGAGGGCACCGTCGTTGCCGTCATTGCTACGCTCGGAAACGTCATCGACAAAGACGGGGACATCACCCGGCCCGGGGCTTTCGAAGGCAGCGGCCCCGTCAAGATGAGCCTGTATAACCACAGCTCCGCGTGGCAGGGCAACGTGCCGGTCGGCACAGGCCGAATCGTCGAGCGTGACGACCTCGCGATCTTCGAGGGGCTTATTAACCTCGGGATCGACGAAGGCAAGACGCTGCGCGATGTCCTCAAATTCAACAAGGACCAGGGCGCACCCGACGAATGGTCCTATG